AAAGTCGATAAGGACAAGATGAAATGCAACAAACCCCGTCGGCAAAAGTCCGGCGGTAAGAAGTTTGTTGTTAAGGCCTGTAAAGACGGTAAAGAGAAGATCATCCGTTACGGCGACGCTGACATGAGAATTCGCAAATCAAATCCGAAAGCGCGTAAATCTTTTCGTGCTCGTCATGGATGCGATAAGGGAACCTTGGATAAACTCAAGGCAAAATACTGGTCATGTAAGAAGTGGTAGTCATGAAAGCAGAGGACGTTCTTCAACAGCTAGAAAAACACGAGGCCGAGTGCAATCTTCGTTATCAACGAATCGAAGAAAGACTTGATGACCAAAAGAAAACGCTCGACAAACTTGACCTTAGACTGTGGGGCCTAGCGGCTTTAATAGTTGGTTTGGCGGTTGCTGAACGGTTAATTTGATGACGATCAGTCGATCCCAGACGGCAAAGCAGGTGACAAAGGCACCGGGAGGTAAAGAAGTGGCAAAGAAATCCAAGAAAAAGAAAGATAATAAGATTTGTCCTGAAGGCAAGGCATGGGCAAAGCGCACCTTTGACACTTATCCCAGTGCGTACGCAAACATGGCTGCCAGCAAATATTGTAAAGACCCCAACTACGCAAAAAAATCTAAGAAGAAATCCAAGAAGACACAGAAGAAAGCAAGCGGCGGTCTTGTAAGGGTGTTCTAATGGGTGAACTTAAAAAATGGCGTGAACAGAATTGGGTCCGCATCGGAACAGATGGCGAGATCAAGGGTAAATGCGGAACCAGTAAAAACAAAAAGAACCCCGACCGCTGTCTTCCACGTAAAAAGGCAGAGAGTTTGTCAAAAAGCGAGCGGGCAGCCACTGCAAGAAAGAAGAAGAAAGCAGGGTCCAAGGGTAAGCAGGTGGTGTCAAACACCCCTAAAGCAAAAGTAAAAAGTAAAAAGACAAAAAAGTCTTGATAAACAAATGGATTGAAGAGTGGGTTGAGCAACTTGCTAAACCTGACGACCAGACAAACGGGGTACCGCAGTGTCCCTTTGCCAAGCAGGCGTGGCAAAAAGGACAAGTGAGTGTCCAGACAGATCAAGAGATTATCAGCGTTTGATCAAACAACGGAGAGAACTCCGAAGGAGACTTTAAAATGCCTGGAATGATGCGTGGAAAGAAAGCCCCTGTGAAGAAAGCTCGCGGTGGCGTTGTTAAGAAGGCTCGTGGCGGCACAGTCAAAAAGACTGAAGAAAAGAAGATGATGCGCGGCGGTACAGTCAAAAAGATGCGCGGCGGCATGGTTAAAAAGGGCAAGAAGTGATGGCGAAGAAAATGAAGCGTGCTTGCGGCGATGTTAGTCCTCGCAACACTCTTAGCTTGATTTCTGGCACGTCGGATTACGATGAGACGAATGGCCTTGCCTCTCCGATGAACGATATCTTAGAAGTTGCGCTCCGCCGGAACGGCACAGACTTTGAGGTAGACAGAATCAGTCGTGGGGAATACTTGAACATTCCCAACAAAACGACTACAGGAAGGCCTTCTCAGTTTTACTTCAACCGTCAGACCAGCCCTGAACTTAGTCTTTGGCCAACGCCGGACAGTGACACCGATGAGCTGGTGTATTACTACATCACTCGTATTGAAGATGCGGACACCTCGCAAAACACAACAGATGTTCCGTACCGGTTTTTGCCTTGCATGATTGCCGGGCTTGCTTACTACCTTTGCTTGAAAAAAGCACCGGACCGGGTTCAGCTGTTAAAAACCGTGTATGAAGAAGAGTTCCAGCGGGCGGCTAACGAAGACGAAGACCGTGTATCCAATCCCAGGCCTGACCGCAGTGAGTCACTGACGGTCTTTGTATATACAGACCAGATTGGATTGCCAGAAGAAGGACCCCGTGCAGTGGGTCGAGTTGGTACAGTGACAATTGGAGGCACTGTTCCGAGTGTTGACGTTGATGTACCTGTTACCGGCGCGTCAACAACTCCAGCTGTTGGGGACGTAACTGTTTCTGTCCCGACGGTGGCATTAACATTTGATTCGACTGATAATACTTTAGATTCAACCGACAACACATTTGACGAAGGGGTTGAAACAGAATCGTTAACTTTAGATTCAACGGATAGTACATTTGATTCAGCAGACAACACATTTGATGAGGCTTAAATGACAAAGCAAACAGTAAATATCGGATCATCTGCAAATGATGGGACAGGCAAAGTCGTTGCGGATATATCGGATGGACCGATCACTAACTATACGCACCCCGGACCGCAGTTGTTGTACACGACCACGGGCGATACATCATCCTCGTTTTATCGTTTTTCAGGTCCCGGCGTAGATACAGGTAACAACCCTGACTTTACGGTGTATCGTGGGCATACATACATTTTTGACAACAGCACAAACTATCCGTCGCACCCACTCGAGATTCGAGTGTCTGACGGCGGTTCTGCATTTACCGAGGGAGTCACTCAGTTGACAGGCAACAGTGGCGAGATCGTTAAGTTTATTGTTCCTCATGAGCCAAGTGACATGTCACTTGTTTATCAATGCACCGTCCATTCTGCAATGGTCGGCAACATAACGATAGTGTAATGGTATGAGCTACACAAAAGCAGAGCTAAAACAAGCAGTTCAAGATTACACAGAAAATCAAGAGACGAGCTTCGTCAACAACTTGGACACGTTTATTGAGTCGTGCGAAGAGCGTATCTTTAAGAACGTCGGTTTGACTTTTTTCCGCCGCAATCAAACAGCGAACCTGACGACATCAAACCAGTTTTTAAACATGCCTTCAGACTTCTTAGCGCCGTTTTCTTTGTCCATTACATCGGGCACAAGCAAAAAGTTTTTAGAATTCAAGGACGTAAACTACCTTCAGGATTACGCTCCAGATTCATCGGTGACCGGTGAGCCGCGGTACTACGGTTCGTTTGATTATGAGAACTTTATTGTTGCGCCGACTCCTGACAGCGACTATGCGGTTGAATTGCATTACTACTATCGTCCACCTTCTTTAACTGCTCAAGGGGACAGCGGCACGACATGGTTGTCGGTCAACGCGCCACAGGCTGTTTTGTACGGCACACTGATTGCTGCATATACCTACATGAAGGGCGAACCAGACGTTTTGCAGAACTATAACGCTCAGTTCACAGAAGCCGTGGCTCGATTGAAGAACCTGGGTGAAGCGCGTGAGACCACTGACGCATACCGTGAAGGTTTGGTTAGACGAGACAAAACATGATCACAAGCGAAGCAATTAAGTTTGAGTTACCTGAAACTCCAGTTGTTAATGTACATACAACATCCGGACGTGGTTTCACACCCGAGGAAGTTGCAGAGCGGTGCGTGGATCGTTTGATCAGTATTTCTGACACAGCGGAGCCCGCACTCAAAGAGCAAGCCAGAGCATTTAAAAAGCAGGCGCATCAGTTAATTACTTACTATATGCGCGATGCCATTCGCTCTGACCGCACAACCATATATAATGCACTGAAAGATGCGGGGCATCCAGAATTAGCTGAAGCCATAAGGAGACTGTAATGGCCATCACACAAGCAATGACAACTTCATTCAAGCAACAGTTGTTGGAAGGCAAGCACAACTTCCGCTCAGGCGGACACACGTTCAACCTTGCGTTGTTTACGTCTTCTGCGACTTTGGACGCGACCACAACTGATTTTTCAACATCGGATGAGGTTTCTGGAAGTGGATACACTTCGGGCGGTGCGGCTTTGACAAATGTCAACCCAACAACATCTGGAACCACAGCGTTCACAGATTTTGCGGATTTGACGTTTTCGTCCGCTTCGATTACTGCACGCGGAGCACTGGTTTACAACACTACAACAGAAGGCGGAGCAGGAACAACGGACGCTGTAATTGTCCTTGATTTTGGTGATGACAAGACATCAACTTCAGGGGATTTCACGATAGCTTTTCCCACAGCATCGGCGTCAGATGCCATAATTCGGATAGCGTGAACTGTATTGAAAGGGCCGAAAAGCCTATCTTCGTCACCGCAAAAAACGAATTAAAGCTGCCGTACAGTGGGCCAAAGAAAACAAACATCGGGCTTCGGCCAACAAAGCCGCGTACAAAGCCGCAAAGAAAAATGCAGCTCCTCCTTGGTTAACTGATGACGATTTTTGGATGATGCAGCAGGCATATGAGCTTGCGCGAGATCGGTCTGATATAATGGGTTTTGCGTGGCATGTGGATCATGTTGTTCCGTTACGCGGAGAAAACTTTTCTGGGTTACATGTTCCTTGGAATCTACAGGTTATACCGGGAAGCTTGAACTGTAGTAAGCAGAACCATTTGGAGATGTAAATGGCAAATATCACCGGCTGGGGAAGAGGGACGTGGTCCCAAGGGGCATGGGGCGAACCCATCCCTGTCGAACTCACTGGTGAATCTGCCTCCGGTGCGGTAGGTTCTGTCGTTGTATCGGTTGACGATACGACTGCGGTATTTGGCGTTGAAGCAACCACTGCCGTTGGCTCTGTCACAGTCGCCGCCGACGCGGATGTCCCGGCCACAGGTCTTGAAGCAACCACTGCCGTTGGCTCTGTCACAGTCACCGGTCTCGCCAACGTCTTCCCAACAGGCCTTGAAGCAACCACTGCGGTCGGCACGGTTTCGATTGTTGCTGAAGCTAATGTTCCAGCCACTGGTATTGAAGCCATTACAGCGGTCGGCAC